ATTCCTGAACGTTGTATTTGTCCGCAATGGAAATGATTGCGTTCACCTGAACACCGAAGTCGTTAATGACACCCGGTTGCAACGTGACAACCATTAAAGGGTAATCAACCGCGTCGCGTGACACCGCGTCAAGGTAGTCGCCTTGAAAGAACGCGTTGATTTGACGGTGTTCCGTTGCAATCGTTTCGAATTCCTTCATGAGTTGGTTTAACGTCTTTTCCATTTTTCAAGTATTTGTTCAGTTTCTCGATATCTTTCTTCGAAGGTGTGAACCGTTTGTTCATATTGTCCAGTTTAACGGTGAATATCCCGTTTGATCCTTCGTCACCTTTTCATGACACATTGAAGGCGAACCGCAACAATCAATGTATTCAGGGTAATTGTCGCCGTTGTCGTCCATTAAGAAACCAATCAAGCGTTCTTTGTAGAATTGCGCGTCTTTCAATAGTTGGTCGCGAAGCGTGAATGTCATTTTATCGTCGTTCGCTTTGATGTGTTCGTCGTCAATTCGACCAACCGATTTGTTGGTCAGCTTTTCGTTCAACAATAACGCACAACGGTAGTCCACAAAAGCGACCAAACATGGCACGACGTAGTCGTTCATGAGCGTTAAATAAGTAGGTGTCCATGTGTTCGTTTGAACGCGTTGCAATAACGCCTTGTAAAGCGGTGTTCCAAGCGCTGGTTGAACGTTAATGTCTTGACTTCGACGAATGGCCACCGCAAGAATTTTCGTGTCGGTGTTTTGATGAATCAAGCCAAGCTTCTTCAGGTTCTCAACGGAAAGTAGATAGTTCATATTATTGTGCGATTACTAATTGTTGAATCCATTCGTGACGGCAAAACGGTGTCGTCGCGCCCGTGTCGGGATTTGTATACCACCCCCCGCGATATTTCCAAACGTCACGGTCAACGCGTGTTGAAATCGTGTCGATGTCTTGGCGTGAATAGCTTCGATTTAGTTCGATTAACTTCACGCAAAATTCACGCGATTGCGTTTTCGGATCAGGAACGTTTGGACGCGTTCGGTAAGTGTAACGAACTTGGAAGCGTGACACGGGAATTTCAACGTTGTCAATTACATTCTTTCCCAAGGTGTTCACGTCGCCTTCTTTTGTCAACAAGTTAAGTTCACGAATTGCCTGAATTCTTTTCGCAACCTCTTCGACCGATGTGTTGAGCGCCTTCGCGATTGCGTCGCTCGATTCGCCGTCGGCCAAAAGTTTCAAAACGTCCTTGTCGCCACCAGTCAACACGGCGGAAATTTCTCCAACCTTGTCGAATAGTTGTTGACTTCGTGCGAAAACTTCGGCGCTTGGCGTGTCCCATGCAATCGGTTCGGAATGAAGAACGATGAAGTTGTCGTTTGATTCACCGAATTGTTCAAAGACCTTTATTTCGTCGGTGCTGAACGAATCATGCTTGCACATTGAAAGCGCCGTCGCTGGAACACCAACGATTTCACGCGCGGTTCTTTCGTCAATTGTAGGGAATGAAGCCAACACAATCGACAACGCTGAATTCGGTGTCAGGATTCCTTCTTTAATCTTCGCAACCACATCAATCAATGAAGCGATTTGTGCGCCATTCAACGCGCTTTTCGCAACGTCAACAGCTTCGGTTGCTGGTTGTCCTTCGGTTGTTGGTGCTTGTTCGATTTTTGCGTCTTGTGGTAACGGATCAACGTCACGAAGTTTCACTTCACCAACATAACCGCCAAGTTCAAGCATTAAATTCAACATCCATTCGATTCGTCTTTGCTTTGTGTTGACATAAGTCGATTTGAAAATGTTGAATAAATCACCGCTTTCCGCTGAATTAAATGAACCTTCAAGACGAACACCGAACAATTGCGGTGACGTAATCGCGTGCGCCACAAGAATGTTTTGTTGTACGCTTTTTTCCGTAGCCAAATAACGCTGGTCAAGGTTGTTCCCGTTCAATGATAACACGGTCGGCGTTTCATCCTTTCCGTTGCTGAATGTCAAAATGATTTCCCCAGCGTCTTCGACCGATTGCGACCGACCTTTGACATCGGCCTTGATTCGGTTCAATTCTTCGGTTGTTTCGGGATAACCTGAAGGAAAGTTGATTAGTGTTCCAGACTTGAATCCGTTTTGAAGTTCGTACATGTGAAATTTCGAAATGTCCACGTCCGTTTGAATCGCCGTGATTCCACCATAATAAGACGGTTTAGGATAAACACCCAATTCTTTTCGACCTTTCAGGTGTGGTTCTTTGTAGTACAAAATGAACGAACCAGTTCGGTTGTCCTTGTCGTAAGCTGGTAAAATTCGAAGGTTCGTTTTTTCTGGTGATTGATTCAACGCCGTCCAGTCATCCGAAATATAGTAGGTTCTTTCATCAACCGACGCGCGAATCATGTCAATCGGTATGTGTTCCCACATGACAACCTTTGTTTGTTCCTTGTTCCACGTTCCCTTCACCGCCATTCCACCGAACAATTCTTGATCGAACGCCATTCGTTCAGCGATTTCATTCATGTCAAAGTCCGACCATTTGTTGTCGATGAATGGTTGAATCATTCCAGAAACGATTTGAAGACCACCCCCGGCAATGTAGTGTGTTTTGTTCTTTATTATTCCTTGATGGTAAGCTGAACCATTATATAAATCCACCAAAAAAAATGGATAGTCGTTCTTTTTTCCCCACTTCGTGAATCCGAGTGAACGGTCTTTTTCTTCTTCAGGTTTTTGGAAGTCCTTGCGGAACGACAAAGACGTAATTTTATTATTCATAAATGTTAAAATAAATCGGTGAATCGTATTCGTACGAAGGTGAATCGGCTTCAATAACATGAGCGCGTCCAGTTTCGACAAGTCCTTGCGTGTTCAATGGATCAAGATTCGACGGTGACGATTGTTGGTAAATGTTGTAAAGATAAAACCCGTCGTAAATGAAGGTAACATCAACGCCGTCAACCAAGACGAATTCATCATAACGCGGAATCCCTTGCGAAATGTTCGTCAAGACACACGTTTGTGTGTTGAACGATTGCTCGTGAATGAATTCAAATAGATAGTTCGGATTCGGAATTGTTGTCATTTCCGTGACCGTCACTACCAGCGGAGTTGTTCCGTTTTTTTGTATTTTTAACATTCTCTTTTTTTACAAGGTTTGGTTTCTCAAATTCGTAAATGTCAAGGATTCCAAGCGACAAATACATTTCGTCTTTTCCTTCTTCGATTTTGACGTAGCGTTGCATCGTTGGCGACCAACATTTGCAACCGATAAATTCCTTTTTTACTTTCATAGAACTAAATTAAACAAAAAAAAGGGACGGGACAACGCCCATCCCCTTATTTGCAAGTTAAGTTGTTATTAAATTGAAGGTGATTGCTGACCTAACAATGCAGTGTAAAGCGCTGGATCAACGTCAGGAACTTCGTCATTTTCCATTCCTCGCATAACGATAACGTGTCCTTTTCGGTCGCTTTTCAAAACGCCTGAAGTGTATTCGTTAGCATCGGCAACCTGAAGACCTTCTCCAAGTCCAAGGGCAACGATTGTTCCGTCGGCATTCTCAACCAAACAAACACATTCGTTTTGCGCGAGCAAGTGAATTTCAGCGCGTAATTCTTTCGAATCGGACGCAAGAATCATTGACAATTCATGCTCGTACCAAAGCGTACCGTTGTTTTTGTCAACGCGAACTGGTGCGGTGTAGCTTGAAAGGTTTGATTTCAATTTGTACAAAAACGTTTCACCAGTTACCGTCAAAGAAGTCAATTCGTTTGAAGGGGAAACAACCGCGCCTGAAGTTGCACCCAAAGGAAACAACAACACCGATTTGATTCCACCTTTTCCGTTGGTACATGTTCTATCGTTGTACCCCGTTGTCATTAAACAAGACATGGTTTTTTTATTTTTTTAGGTTTAACAAAGGGGGGACGAATCCCCCCGTTAATGAATTATAGTCCTTCGTATGTTCCCACTTGGTTCAAGAATGGAACTTGAACACCAGCGCGGAATTTAGAACGTAAGTAAATTACATCGTCGTCGAAAGAATACCACAAATCGTAAGATTCGAAATCACTTGACAAGTCAGTTCCGAAGTAGAAATGTGAAGCGCGACCAGTGTAAATTTTGGTCGTTCCGTTCAATCCGTTTACTTTAACGATTCTCATGTTTGTTCCCGGTAAAAGGATTTCATTCATGGTTGCGATTTGCGCAGGATTGTAGTTGAACATATTCAAGTCAACAAGGTTCTTCAATAAAT